TGAGTTATGTATTCGTTTTTAAGATTTTCTATTGCTTCTTTAAAGACATCAGAATTTAAAATTCTTTCAGCTTCTGCTGCTTTAACTACTTCTTCGTGTGTGATTGACATTTATAAACTAAATAATCCTCTTGGTGTTGGTGGTAATGTTCTGCCTATTCTTATTGGAGATACGATTTCTTCAACGCTAGGCTGGACAAAATTAGAAACTGGTAGGTTAGATAATCTAGTAAGATTCATTGGGGGTATCGGTTGTGGCACGATTGGTTGTACCATAGGTTCCATAAACATGGTTGGCATCACCGGTGCGGTAGGTTGATCGAATATAGATGGTAGTGTTGGTTCTGCTGATACTGGTTCTTTAAATATGTCGCTAAATAAACTAACTGATTCTGGAATATCTATTTTTTCTATATCTATTTTAGCAACTTCACCCATATCAATCTTGTCAGCAATCTCTTCAAAGTTTGTAAGGTTTTCATCTAGTTTAAATAAACCTGAGTAATCATTCCCAGTCAATTGATTATAAGGATTTGGATTTATTGCAACATCTCTTTGCGTTTGTGCAGCAGCTTCTAAAGCGGCTAAATAAGGATCATAGTCTGGTCTGCCAGAAACAGATGGATCTACTTCGTCAAAAGTTAATTTTAAACCGCCATCTGGTCTGCCTATAACCCATCCCTCTGGTGCAGTCCATCCACCACTAGGTGCTGACCAAGTTTCTCCAGTTGTAGGATTATAGTAATCTACAAAAGCCATAGTATTGAAAGAGCCTGGGGGTGGCGGTATAAAACCTGCTGGTGCAGATGATCCAAACTGTGGCTCTGATGGTTCTTGCACTCCTGGTAAATTACTAAAATCTAAATCTTTTAAAAAATCTGGTATTCCTGGAAAAGGAGTTTGACCTGGTACATAACGCTCTGGTGCTGGAGTACCAACTGGAGCATCAGGCATTGTTTCGTAAGATGCTTCTACCGGTGTTCCTTTGGTAGGTGCAGTTGGCATAACGCCATTAAAGTCACCATATATTTCTTTTTTTCTTAAGTCTGCTTGGGTATACCCCATTGGTTGATCCGGGGAAAAACTCATACCAGGTGCAACCACATCTTCAAATGGCATACCACCAGCTATTGTTCGTGCGTATTCGTATCCGGATGAATAGGTTGGATCTTGGTATGGAATTTTATAACTTCCATATGAAAAGTCTGGGGTGTAATATCCGTATGTTCCGTCGGGGGTTTGTTGACCAGCCAAGTTAGTGCCGCCATATTGACGCATCAACTCTCTATATTGATCTTTTAGTTCTTCTAGCTCTACTTGGTTTAAATTAGCCATATTAATCAGTTATTAGTTTATCTATTTTAGCATCAAGTTTGTCTAATTTGTCGAAAATTCTTTCTAACTCAATACTGAAGTCTTTTTTGCTTACATATTCTTTTGCAATCTCTTCTCTAGTTTTGTTAAGTAAAATACCTTGTCTTTGTATTTCTGAGCCATGGCTTTTAATGAAGTAAAAGATTGGAATGATTACCAATGGAATGATGATATCGAAGATTAGCTCCATATCACCCATTAGAAATCAATAGCTCCAGATATGAGGCCTTGGACGATCATGCGTAGCTTTTGCGATATCGAGGTGTATAAATCTTCCATTGCCTTTTTGATTGACTCCAATTCCTGTGAATCCGTAACCTTCTGCTGCGGATACTATTTGTAATGCTTCTTTGTGACTACAGGCTATATCGACTGCAATTCCTAAATTGTGAGTACCTGGCTTACTTTTCTTTTTTTCTATTGGATGATGTTCACATCGATAACCAGAAGAAATAATAAATGGAAAACCTAAATCCTCTCTAAGTAATTGTAGCTTATCTATAAGCTCATATTCAATCTCATTTTCACCACAATGCTTACATTTAAACTCATCTAGCTTAAAATTTTTCCAATTGCTCATTTTATTTTTTTGTTTTTTCGTAAGTTCTTAAACCACTCATACCAAGCATTGCCATGACAATTGTTGAAAGCTGGCTAAAATCAAATTCTGGAGTTGCAAAATTAGAGCCATTAATAATTAGAATATATTGAATGATAGGCTCAATAAGAAAGTGATAGACGAGTGCTATTCCACAAGCCCAACCAATAAAAGGTCGCCACCCAGAAACAAAAACATTTTCATGTGCAGCTTCTACTTTATTAAGTTCTATTTGCGCTCTGTTTAAAGAAACAATTTCTTTTTCTAATTCGTGAGATAATTTAAGTTTTAAGTCTTTATCAGCAACAAATTTGTCTAAGATATCCCCCACAGGTTTTATAAGTTTTTCAATCATTTTCTTTTTTATGCAGTTTAATAAAATACTCTGCATCGACTAATGCCAATGGTTTAGTATTGTTTCGCTTTATTATAACCAAAGGTTCGTAATCTTTACAGTTAGTACAAGATTGCTCGTAGGCTTTCCAAACATTAACTGCTTGTTGGTTTTTGCACTCGATTGAGTAGGGGAATTGTTTGCGTGATTGAACGCCCATAATGACATCTTCACCAGAAGATCCCATAGGTCTTGATTCTAAATCTTCAGGATCAAAACCAAGTAAAGCAACAAGTTTATCAACAACCCATTGCTGTAGTTTTCGACCCTTGGCTTTTGCCGAGGATGGTCGCACTTATTTTTCCTTTTTTTTATTAGTTTTGTTAATTAAGGTCTGATACTTCATTACCCCAAACATCCCAACCAACAAAATTATCTTTAGTAAACATATCGTCTCCAGTTCTAGCAAAGAGTTCTATGCGTGGAAGGTCTCCACAAAGTTCAACAATCTTGTCTCGGACTATGTAAGGCTTTTTTGAGTGTTTACTTATTGGCTCATATATTATTTGATGCACTGACTTTGATACACGTTTTGGCTTACCCTTTGTAGCTAGTAAACATATTTCATTGTTTGCTCTTGTCCAGTAACCTAAACCCCAAAAGAAACTATCTACGTTTTTATTCTTTTTAACCCAACTAAAACCACAAGTCTTATATGTAAAGCCCCACTCTTCTATAGTTTTTAGTCCCTCTTTTAGTAAAGGATATGTGACCCATAACATAAGAACACAATTATCATCTGCAATATCTTGTACTGGTAAATCATAGATGTCTTGTATGTTCATGCAGCTATATTCTTTTTGTGGGTCTCTTATATTTTCATCTACCGATGTCCCCTCTGTTCTTTTTTTTGACTGATATTTAAACTGCCAAGGAGGGTCAGCATAAATTATATTGTATTTTTTATTTGGAAACTTAATCATATTTAAACCTGAGTCCAATCTTTGTTACTGGCGGGGTTATCCATTATTTTTTCTTTTTTTTGTACGAAACTTTTACACCTTTTTTCTTGGCAGCAGCTTTAGCTTGTGCCATTCCTTTAGGTGTATATGAGTAATGTTTTTTCCCTACTTTTGGCATGGTTACTTCCTTTTCTTTGCAGTCTTAGCTGCTTGTTTAAATGCTTTAGCAGTTGGCGCACCTTTAGTACCTGGCTTTCTCATTGTTTCCTTTGATCCAGCTTTTATCCTTTTGCGTTTAGCATGAATATTTGCGTATAGTCCTTTTGGCATAATTATCTCCTTACCACTTTACTTTATCAGCCCAATAAGCTGCTGACAACTTTCCTTTGGCTATGTTCTTAGCGTGTCTAGCTTTGAATGATTTTCTTCGAGCTTTGTCTTTTACAGATTGAGGATTTTTACCAGCACCGCTCACGCCTTGTTGACCAAAGCGAATAAGTTTAATAGTTTCGCCAACTTTGGCTAAAACTGCGTGTGATTTTGTTTTGTGATTAGGTGTTCTTTTAGGTTTGTTAAAACCTGCAAACTTTTCGCCTCTGTATGTAATCGCCATTAATTAAGTCCTAATTGTTGATACATTTCATTTCTTTTTTGTTGAATATATTGATTTTTAGCAAAACTATCCATACCTGCCATAATGTCCTTGGCTTCTTTTGTTTTTAAAAAATTACCTAAAAATACTTCAACCTGAGTTGCGGGATCTAAACCTCTAAAAGCCTCATCTATATATTTATGTTGATATTTAGGGCCTTTATATCCAAAAGATAATTCAGTTGCTAATTTTCTTAATTTCTTTGGTGCAGTAACATTAGCAACTAAGCCTTTTAATAAGTTCATCAAGTTTGGTACATTAGTACCATACCTATGTATATATTCATGTGCTTCAGTTTCAGCAGCACGATTTTTAAAAACACCAGGGTATTTTGATTCCATTTGTCCTTTTTGCCCCATCAACAATAATTCATCATAGTTAGCATCGTATGCACCAAAAAACCTATCATCTTTTGGTGTTATTGGCTTGTATTGATCTTTTGAATCTGTAAATCCTATGCCTTTAGAGCCATATTTTCCGTAAAATAAAGGCGATGCCTCTTCTTCTGTGTATGGTAATACGCTTCTAAAAACTTTGGGTTTTGAACCATAAAGATCGCTTGGCCCTCTAAATTCTCTACCTTTTATTTCTGGTTCTAGTGGCGTTAATGGTGATCCTAATTCTGGATCGCCACCATGAAATCCTCTGCCATGTGGATCGTTTCTTAATGCTTCTTGGCTCATTTTTGATGCTTTTGCTTCAGCCAATAAACCAACTACCTCTTTTTGAGGCAATAAATAACCGCCATTGATTTGTTCAAAATTTTCGCGAAAAACCTCTTGCGTGGATAATGGTAAATACCTAACCATATCGGCTGGGAATACACCCATAGCATCTAAAAATTTTTTACTAATTTTTGTTGCCATTATTTCTTTTTCCTCAGCCTGCTTTTTTTTGAATAATTTATTTAGGTTCTAGTAAGTTATTTAACCAATCTGTAACCTTGTTATAGGCATATTTAATCCAGCCTACAATCTTTAGGGCAATCTTTTTAATCCATTCCCATGTTATTTTTAAGCATTTCATTAGTGTAAAGTTTTCTCCTCACAGCTTAATACTTCTGAATCCTCGGTTACTTCACCACCAGAAATAATACCAAGTATTCTGACTGCATCCTCTTGGCTTTTGGCTCTAATATCACTACCGACATAAACTAGGTCGTCAACTAAAACTTCTAGGTTATATAACTTGATTGCCATTGCCAGTAAATAGTCCTTGAGCTTGATCCTTTGCAGTTTGCCTAATGTTTTCTCGGTCACGCTCCATGATAGCATTGATTTCTGCTATGTTGACTTGCGCTCCGTATTTAGCGGTTAATTCTGCTGCTTTTAGTCTAATCTGTGCTTCTGTCTCATCACGCTGTCTGTCATCATCCATGATAATTTTCATGCGATCAGTCTCAGCATCAATGATAGCTTTCTGCGCTTGGTTTTGAGCTTTCATAGCTTCTGCTTGTGCGAGCATGGTAGCTGCATCAGGTTGTTGTTGCTCTGGGGGCGCGGGTGGCATAGGTGGTACTTGAGTATTAATAAAGCTATTAGCATCTTTGAATCCAGCAAGTTCAATCATGCGTGTGAGCGTATTAGAGTATTGCTGTAAAGATACCAATGGATTGTTTACTCCAAGTGTTTGTAATATTTGTTCTTGTTTTTGTGCCATTTGTGCAAGTATGCCGAACTTCTCTTGATCGGAAGATTTAGAGATAGCTACATTGACCACCATGTCTTTATCTGATTCCCAGTATCTAGGATCAACAGGAATAAATTGACCTTCAAGTCTAAAGACATCTTGTGCGTTTTGATGCTTGATAATTAAGTTATTAACAACTTTAAATAGTTGCTTGAGTCCACCTTCTGCAAAATGTCTACAAATAATTTCAATTCGGCCTTGTGCTCCTGACATGGTAGCGGATACTGCTGCACTGGTGCTTGATTGCAAGGCGTCTGCATTTAAACCGGCAGATGCTTTAGACACACCAGTCCTATTCTCTTTTGCCTCATCTAAGTATCCAAGAACAGGAAAAGCCTCTTTACCAGCGAAGGGTACTGTAAAGGGTTGAACCATCCCAGGGGCACGAACTCGAATAGGTTGTCCGATATCAGTATTGAGAACATCATCAATATTGACTTGACCTTCAACGACAGCCATACGAGGAAAGATAGAGTGTCCTAATGAATCAAGAGTATCTCGCATAATCTGTGATTTTGCGGCCTGGATAGGCTTGAGATAATCTGCTGGACACGAACCGATTGCAGTATGTGGTTCAGGATCTGGGCAGAACATAGTAATAGGAAGATCATCCCATTGTTCTACATTCAGCACATTTACGCCTTCACCCGCAGTACAAACTCTAATTCTTTCATCGATGCCATCACCATCGAAGTCATAAAATAAATAATGTTCTACATATAAAACTTCTTTTGCTCCGGTATCACTTCGATCCGGGTATATCATGTTGTCAAATGGATTTCTTGCTTCGATTTCATCATAGGCTTCTGGGTCAACCGCACTTGAACTTTGTGTTGCATATTGCTCAATCTCATCTTGGTCATAACCCATAGCAACCAAATCAGAAACAGATTTAATCATTCTATGTGCAACATAAGATGCAGATTCTAAATCTCTAGCGTTCCTGGAAATTAAAACTTCTTCCGGTGGTATTGATTCAATACACACTTGATCTTTAGATTTAATTCTACGAATAGTGAGATCATACTTAGTAGGAATTTCTTGTGTGACCTCTTCACCAGTCAAAGGATCCATTTGTGTAATGGTTTCCATGGTGACAGATTCTTTGACAATCTCTACATTAGGATCAAGAACTAAGGCTTGATATGAAATAGGATCTAAGTCTGTGTATTCGCTCGTTGTTGAGGTAATAGAATCATCCCAAAAGACTTTGACAAAACCACTCTTTCTAACCAAGGCATCTTTAAACGCATCGTATAAAACTTGGAAGCCAGGATTTTTTTCTTGAATGATGTAATTAACATAATTGGTTTGTTGCTCTGCAACAGGGATATCTTCCGGGCCATGCGGTACAAATTCGACAATCTTTTTAGTACCAAAGAATGTACGCATGATAGATGGCAACATAAAAAGTACAGTGTCTCTAACATCAGTTGAAACAAATTCAGACTGCATACTAGATTGTGCTTGTGGTTGTTCACCAAGATAATACTCAGTTGATTCTGCTCGTTCTGCACCGACTTGATGAATGAAATCTTTTGCATCATCCATCTCGGATTTGATAACACCAGCAAGGTGTTCCATATCAACTTCTTCATTAACTTCGACTTCTACTTCAGAAGATTCCATCTCTTCTTTCTCAAGCATATCTTCCATTTTGTCTTCGTAATCTTTTGCCATGTAAAACTATCCCACTCGTATGATTCGAGATTTTAAAGGTTTTTTGAAATTATAACCGAAATAACTCTCGCTTCCACTAAAACTTGCGGCAGAACTTGCCATGGTCAATGCAAGTGCATCTGCTTTGTCCGGAGATTTTATACCACGCTTTCGCATTTCATCTTTCGATTCAATTTTTATTTTTCCGCTAGAAGTATATTTGTATTGCGGTGATGCAAGTTCAGATGCTAATTCATCATCCTCTGGTAAACGACAATCTCTTTGGGCCAACCAGTCTTTAACTGCAAACCAAAGTTCCGCACGAAGGTTCAAATAATTTTTTTTGGTACTCGGTGACTCGGCAACATTTACGCCACGCACGGGAAGGTTTTGCTCACGCAAACGATCAACCACTCCGGAACCTAAACCAATCACATCAATTAATATTTCTTGCGGTTGTTCCATCACAGTAGCATCGTCAAATCTATTTTTTACCGCTCCGCACAATTGCATTAAATCCATGGACGGAAAAGTAATGATTTCAAAAACAGTATTTCCCTGGCGTATGCACAGAGCAGAATTATCACCACCAAACCTCGCAACATCTAATCCCCATAAAATAGGCTCAGATGCGGTCAGAGACACATCTCTGCCCATGGCTGTGCGGACAAGTTCCATAGGTATGACAGTATCATCGTCTGCGGACGGAAATTCGCCCATAACTTCGACCCTGGCAACAGTAGAATCTTCGCCATATTGTTCGATCATGCGTTGGAATAGTTCTTTGTCCGTGCCCTCGACCGTGCGGGAGTCTATTTGTTCGGTTTTCCAGAACTTGCGCTTAGAGTGAAAGGAGTCATAGAAAGGTCCTGAGTTCCTGCGTGGGTTAGAGAAGGTAAACCAAAAGCGATTTTTCGTGGGTTCGGAAAAGAATCCTTCGGATACGGAATATATCGGTGCTGGTATACCGGAAGCCTCGTCCATAATTAAACAAACTCCGTATGATGAGTGAATACCAGCGAACGCATCCGGGTTTTCTTCGCTCCATAGCTGTGCTTGTGCGTAATAGTAACCAGTATCGATTTTTAGGTCCTCAACGAGGGCATTTTCGAACCATTGTGCTGGTTTTATTGCGGTAGCAGTCTTGTTAAACCAGTGAGAATTTATGGATAAAGTTAGCCATTTACCTAATTCCGCCCATGTTCTAGTTCTAAGCTGTTGTTCTGTATTTGCTGTAACAATAATGGTTGCTCCTAACCTGGTAGAAAGCATCCATAAAATAATCCAAGAGACTAATGCAGACTTTCCAATACCCCGGCCTGAACCAACTGCCAATCTAAACATCTCTGGTAAATCAATGGCTTCGTTTTTTCTAATATGGTTTGCAATATCTCGCAAAATTTTTTCCTGCCACTTACGAGGACCAGTAAAATGTTCGAGGGGGGTATCCTTTTCACCCCAGGGGAAGACAAATTTAACAAAGTTTAATGGATCATCTTTGATGTTAAGTGACCAAACTGCGGTCATTAATTCTCTTTCTTGGTTAATTGGATATTTCATATTTCAAAAAAATTAAAAAATTTTAGTTCAACAGTTATACGTATATACGCCCCCCCCACGCACGAAAGGGGGGGGTCAAATCGTTAATCCTCTATTTATTACACACACGCACACACGCACGAACGGACGGGGCCTATATTCTCTCGGCTTCATTGGGGAGAAAAGGGGATCCACTAAGAGGAAACCCCGTCCGATTGTTCGTTATGGTCGTCCTGGTCGCCCTGGGCGTTCGTGCGAACGTTCGTTCGTTCCCGTGCGTCCTGGAGGTTGAGTTGCTCGGCCGGTTCGTCCGGGCGTACGTCGAGGATCCTGGAGTTAGCGTTGGATAAGATCCCGGCCAGGTCCAGGTTATGATTCATTTCCTGTCTGTCTGCCCATTGATCCGGTGCCCGGTTCTTGAGGTAAAAGATTTGTGCTGTAACATTGCCATCCCGTGCGGAAGTCATTAATGCGTTAGATATTTTTTCTACGCCTAATGCTTCCCCTTTTTTTATAGCTTCCTCAATTTCCGCATTTTCTTTTCTGCGTCTATCAATGGTTGACCAGGAGACACCAAGACAACGAGCAATTTGGCCCGAGGTTAGGCCCTGGGATCCGAGAGCAATTATTTTATTAAGAGTGTCCGGATCATTCAGCTTGATTTTTTTCCTTCCTGGTTTCTTTGGCATGGTTTATTTTAATGCAGTTTTGAGTAAGTTAATCATCTTTTTTTATAAATAAGTTGCAATCTAATATTAGATATGAGATATTTAAGGAACCTAGGGGAATACCTGGGCATTTTAAGGAGATAGAAAGGATGATATATAGAGTAATTTGTTTTGATAGTAATGCAGATATCCGAAGCAGTGTATGTGATGTTATAGAAACTACATCTTTATTTTCTGCGATAGCTAGATTGTTAAAGTATAACTTTTACAAAGAGGATAATTACGGAGAGCCAATCATAAAAGCCGGATTATCAATTTATAAATCCCTGGGCAAACATCAACCATGGAGTCATTCCGGAGAGCCAATCTACAGCTCGCAATATGTAAGGAAGTTTTACGCAAGTTAAAACAAGAACCCACGAAACCAGGCCCCGATTATTTGGGGCTTTCGTGGTATAACCAATTTATTTTTATAGGAGATAAAAAGAATGATAAACGCAAACCAAGATCCAAAATGTGCTGACCTGGTGGAAAGCAAATTTAACGAAACCGAGGCCGATTATAAAAAGGCCCGGGAATTCTTCGAGGAATACCAGGACGCAACCGAGGGCGAACAAATTGCCTTGGAAGTTATAGACAAAAAGCGGGGCGATTATTTCCACGAATACGAAGATCTATATGACTATGTAAACCAAACCGCCCAATCTTGGGATTATGTCGAGGGCGAGGGCAGAAAGGCCGGATATTATCGGCTTCAATTATCCTGGGGCGGACCATCTGACGAGTTCCGCATTTATATCACCCAAGATAAAGAAATAGACATTATCGAATATTGGTACATGGATTGGTTCGATGGTGCCCATGTCCTGGTTCCTAAAGACTCCGAGTCCTGGAACATATGCGATCAGTTCCTAGAGTGTGAGAGGTGGTCCTAATGTACGAAGTAATAATTGAATATGATAACCAGGGGCCGGTCGTTGTGATGCGGTCCCAAGATCTGAGCAAGTGCCTGGATAAACAAAAAAGATTAATCCAGGCCGGGCATTTAGATTGTTTTATAGCGAGGGTTAAAAAATGACTTTTGAACAAGCCAAATATAAGTACAACTGCCATGCCCGGGATGTCCTGGGATTAGTTGGCGAGTTGGATATTCCGAGCCGGGATAAATCAACAGTTTTAGAAGAATATCCATTATGGGTTCTTAGAAATGACGATTATGAAACCATTGCAATCATTGACGCTGATACGGGCAAAGTATTATGAAACAAGAAGAAACAACCCGTATTAATTACCGAGGCGTTGCGGTCGATCTAACTATTACCAGGAACTACTTTGAAGGCATTGACCATATCGAAGTTCAAACCCTGGACGATCACCCGATCCCACTAACTGAAACCGGGTACAGATCCCACTTTTGCCATATGTCCGGAACTTTTACCATGGACCAGGCCATTGAATGGTTTTACCAGGAGAACGGAAAGAAAGATTCCAACGGATTCCAGGACGACTTCTTTTCTAGCGTCTCACATGAGCCACACGCAACGGAAAGCATTAAACAGGATGAAACTATCAAGAATATAAAAACTTTTAACTCTGAGCCTCTGACGAAACCAGGGGCAAAGGCAAACCAACCATCATTATTTTAATAAGGAGTAAAACATAATGAACGATACACTCAACGAAGTCATCCAGGACTTGGCGGACCTAAGTTATACCGCCCTGGATTTAAAGGAAGATATCACCACCGGTGAACCATCTATCCAAACCGCCCTGGAGAAAATTAACAAGATTCACCAGGTATTAATATTTAACCAGGATAAATTAATTCAATTAACCAAGGGGGAAGAATGAATATTAAATATATAAAATTAGAAAGCCTACATTGTGCATTACAAGAATTGAAAAACAAATATTCGATTCCGGATGATGACTGCGATCTTGAAGATGCTTTTCAATTTACGGAAGATTTAAGAGAACCATATTTAAAAGAGGTAAAACTATGACTCAATATAAAGACATGATAGACCAGGCCCGGCAATTGCTGAGAACGGAACGGGAAAACATCCCAAGCATGAGTAAAGACTTCAGCAAGGACTATTGGATTTTAACTTATCCATGCGGGAAGATTGTTAAAACTTACCAGGATAAACGCAAAAGGGATATCGTTATCCAGGAATCATATAGCGGGGGTGAATTATGAGCAGAGGATGTTGTAATGAGTGCGGCTATAAAGCTGATTATATTATTGATAATAATAATTATGCAGATAATGGCTATGAAGATTTAAACCAAGTGCCTAAAGATAAAATGCTTTGTGGCGTATGTTATGAGGATAGCGAAGATGAGTAATACAATCAACACTATGATACTAGAAAACTTATTTGACAATGTTTTAGACCAAGACAAAAAAGGTTTGCTAGATGATGAGATTAAAGATATAGCACGAGAGCAAGGACTAGATATTTATAACGATAGATATGAGATACTTGAAATAATTACTAATAGAATTTTTGAATGTAAGTATGATTAGGGGAAACCGAAGATGATAGTTAATCTAATACAACGCATTAAACAATTTATGGGTAAGTGTCCGAGTTGCAAAGGCTTTGGCACTATGCCGGACGGAACAACTTGCCGGGATTGTTGGGGGTCCGGGCGTGATTGAGATAATAGGCTACATTTTTGGTATTGGTTTTCTTATATGGCTTATCGCAGTTATCATTCTTTATGCGGTACTCAAGCATTACGAGAACAGATAATCAATACCCGGGGCGAATGTTTAGGGTTTTTCTCCAATCCCCTTGAACGCATCTCGCCCCACCTTTAATATTTAACCATGCAACGCACGAACGATAAATCCCCACGCACGAACGAAGATCTCCACCACCCCGTCTGCACGAACGGATACGACGAATACCCAATCGATCCGGCCATCCTACAACAGGCAGAAAACTATACCTTCAGCGATCCCCTTGCTCAGACAATTCCTCGATCATTACGACGCCCAGGCCAACGAGCAACAAATGTTTCCGCACGCCCGGTTTTGCTTGTTTAACGATCCTACGCTCACCCTCGACCGCAATCCATAAGATCCCCGCCTCGACCAACTCATCCACGCAACGCCCGACTGTACGTCTGTTTAACCCGGTCATCTTGCCATAATAAACATAGGCATCATGCGAACTGAACGTATCGATCCTATGTCTTTCGCAGATGGACCATAAAACGAGCTTGGTTGCCGGACGCAAGGATGTATCTCCCGCACGGGAACGAAACCACTTCCACACGCACGATTTCAATTTTGAATAACTCTTATACTTACTCAGCACGGACGCACGAACGCATCCGGATTCACTCTCTTTATCCGGTATGGAATTTTCAATCCACCAGAACTGATCGTTCATTCATACACTCGCTGAATATAGGGAGGCCCTTCCAGGGGCCTTCCTATTTGTATTGTTTGGGATATATGGTACATCTAGTACCCTTCATAGGTACTACTAGTGCCATAGTATGGTACTACTAGTGCCATTAAACGAGAAGATTGTGCAACCAGGCATGGAGAAATTGCCCCTCTTAGGGGGGTAGTTCCGGGGCAATTCTCATCATTAATTAAGGAGAGTAGAATCCCGATTGCACAATCAAAGTTTAACATTATTACTTATGATTCCCGAAGGCTAATTGATGAATAATATTCTCAATCGATTTAAGGTTTCGCTTATCTTCCATGGTTTGCTTGGCCTTTTTAATGATAGGTTTACCATGTTCAGCTAAGGCATTAATAATTAACTGCACTTCTTTATCACTTGCTTGAATCTTTACTAGCATTTTTGTTTTCCTTTTTCTTTTTCTTATTAAATATTCTATCGAAGTTGTCTCGATATTCTTTTGTATAAATTAGATCCCTTGGTTTATCTCCTTTACCGCTCACGAGATCCCCCTGGTAATTGTTCAACATCAAACCATCCGCATGGGTAATTAATCATTATCTTTTCTCCCGGTTATTATTTCAAAATGATTGAGGGTGTTATCCTCAATCGCCTGTTTAAACTTTTCCTTTAACTCATCCTGGTTTAGATCTATGGCACCATCCATGTAAATGACTGCCTTGACTGTATCCTGGTTAATTTTGCTCATTTCTTAAAAAACCGAGGCTCTGAGAGGCCCGTGGTGAGCTTTTCTTTACCTGTTCCATGGTTTACCCTTAACGAAGTTATCACGTTTGTGGGCATTTCTAATTCTTTACTCATATTAAAAATCAAAGTTAATGTTTTTCTTTTCATAAACTTCCAGGACTGCCTCACGCCTTATCAATGTCATGGCATTGGTATCCATTTCACTAGAGTTAGCTTTAACCACCTGGAAATTTACAACCCTGGTTCTATCAAACTCTAATCCCTCATCTGCACAAATATTTTCAGCAGTCTTTTCATCTGCCAAAGAAATAGTGGCGGCCATCCTCATACCATCCACGATAGCGGCGGATCCCCTTATTGACGAACGAGAATCCCAGCTTGATTCCTGGGTCTGCAATCCGGCCTTGCTCATATGATGGATAGATAAAACGGAACACTCAAACTTTGATGCAATGGAAGAACAGAACTGACAATACAATTGAGCCGCTTCCTGGCTCGTTGTAATAGGTGCTGCAACAAAAGATTGTATTGGATCTATGACCACCAAAGATAAATCTGGAATCGTTGAGATCTCATTGATTAACTCATGGGCCTCGGGTGTTAGATCTAATCCCCTGGCATCATCTTTTAATAATATTAATGGTTTAGGTGCATCCGGAACTGTATAGGCAAAAACGTCATACTCCGCATCAAATCTTTTATCGCCTTTATCTAACGCTTTGGTCCGTCTGAAGACTTCACTTCTATCATCCTCGGCCATTAACATTAAAACATTACCGGCATTTTTAATTGGTTTATTTAACCAGGTGCCTTGCCCTTGTGATACTTTGATCGCTAGATCTAAGGCCAACATACTTTTACCAACACCACCGACTGCCGCCAATAAACTAGGTTTAGATTTTTCTAACAATCCTTCAACCAACCAGGAACGAGGCGGTGGTTCACCCTTTAGTTGTTTAATAGAGAAACTTCTAATGCCTAAACCTTGATCGCTTATCTCTAACTTGACTGCATCTAGGCCTTGTTTAATAGCCAAATCATTGAAATCACCCTCAATGGATGGGATTCGAACCAAACAATTGTAATATCTGGTGGCTATTTCTTCCGCTTTCTTGCGTCCGATATCAGTTTTATCATTATCAAAGGCTAAATAGATCCTGGCGTCCGTTTTTTTTCTTATGTTTTCTACTGCATCATTACCAAAGTTAGCAGAAAAAACACAAGCCACGGGTATTTGCGTTGCATCCCATACGCTTACACCTGTAGCCATGCCTTCAACCACGACCAAAGATTCAACTTTGTTTAAAGAATTAAAATCAGTACCAATTAAAAAGATGTTGCCTTTAACTTGTCCGGCAGAGACAAACCTTTTGGATCCATCTTCCTGGATATATTGCAATGATCTAATCTCACCATCTAAATTATAGATAGGCACGACCAAAGATTTATTGTGTAGTTTTAAAGAATAACTTTTGATTTTTTTAGCTTCCAGGTAAGGATGCTTGATAACCTCTGAGTAAGTCTTAAAACGATTCTGACAATCTTTTGCGACTTCCTCATACCTTTGTAGCTTTTGTTTCTTGGCCTCTTCCTGGGCCTGTTGCATCTTTAACTGTAGATCTTGTCTTTCATTTGGAGTAAGTGTATTGATCTGGACAGAACTCCATTTGTATTCCGCCCCCGTTCTCCAATTTCCGTAAGTTGCGAATATATGATTATGAACAACATTAATAACATACCAACCTGATTTCTCATTACCTTTATCCGGCCTCACTCCCGGAGTTGCTTGTACTGGGATCCTTACTAGATCCCCGCTTGTATTTAAAAAGCCGACATTTAATCCTATTGTCTGCATTTCTGCAATAAGATCAGCTTCATTGCCTCTATTTTTTTCTAAATAACTCTTATCTTTATTCAGTCCGTGTCTTATCTTGTATTTCGTAAGATCCATCTACCCCGTTCCTTGCCCTTTCGTTGGCGTGTTTTAAATATTCCCTGGTATAACTCTCAAAAAAATTGACCCTATCGTCCTCACTCCAATCACGAAACGCCCAACTTTTATTTTTAACAGAAAATTCCTTATATCTTTCTTTCAGTTTAGATTTAGCATGAAGAACACCGGCTCTTGATACTTGTGCCACCTTAGGCGATCTATTGCCTTTCTTAATCTCTTCTTGATGTTCCATGCTACAGGCTCCAAACCATTTACCATCAACCTCGACCAGAAGAGGCCCTACTGGATCGCCACAGCAACCGCATAGTGAGGGCCTATCTGATTTTAAAAAGTTAAAATGGGATGTTTTCTTCGACTTGACTGTTGGAAACAGGCTCATCCACCTTTACTTCTTTTGTTGACTTAGGTGCTGACCACCCCTTGCCTTTCATATCATCAATAGCAATGTAGCCTTTTGCATCTTTAACTGCGTGTGCTCTTACTCTTGAACCAACCATAGCGGAACTATCATCCGGAAAACCATCCGGAAATCCACAGGCTAGTGCCAATCCATGCAATGATGATAGACCAAGGTTAATCGCACCTTCACTTGTATCATGGTCTACTGTAAAAGCATGACCAATCATAAAGTTAGGTTTATCAACGACTCTAAAGAGAACCTTTAAAGCCACCCATCCATTCTTACCCTGGATTTCCTCATCAGAAACATATTCAAAATCATATGTTCCTGGTTCGAGTTCTTCCAAAATACTACTTTCGGCCTGAGCCTTATACTTACTTAAATCCATATATACTCCTTATCCTGGATCGTAGCTGTGATAGTCCGAGATATATTCCACGAACTCTTCACAGTCTTGGTTAATACAAATAAGTTGATGTAAGCCATCGAGAGGCAAATCGTTGTTATCCGGATCCATGCTATCAATCAAAGGATTTAATAACTTTTGGATCTTAGCCATAACACGCTTTGTTCTTTCGACTTCCCCCAACTTACTCACCTTTATCTTCCCCCAACATAGCCTTTCTAATTTCCGGCCATGAGAAGGGAAGAACATCCGGTAATGCGTACCTATTTTTTGCAAGATAGGCAGGTTTCTCACGACAGTAAGCAACCACATCCCCGGCCACCGCTTTTGTTGTCATTGTTCCACCTTTCCCTTGGACCTTAACAGTTCCAAGTTTATAGTTTGCAAAGAAACAACAATCGCTGTGTTCTAAAATCAAATCTGCGGCCTTGCGGTGCAGTTTTAATTCATGTCTATCAAAAGCCTCTATCTCTGGAGACTCAAATCTTTTAATCTGATTATGTGCAATCTGCAAAATAATCATGCCCTTATCTTCACGCAAGATATTTAATAGATCTATGTATTGACGCCAATATCTCAACACCTCAACATAACCTTTACCATATCCAGGTTGTTCAATCGATTTCCAACCATTGTCTTGACAGGCTTTATCCCATATCAGTGGTTCTAACCAATCTAATGAATCAATAACCACAGTTTTGAATTCGTGATCTTCGTCAATAAGGCTTTGTAAATGGCCCATGACTTCATCAAAAGATTTACATAAATCAAATTGCGGTGCATCAATCGTACCCATACCATCTTCAGTTAATATGAAGATTGGATTTGGCATTTGCGAACCAAAGTAAGTTTTACCCACTCCGGCCCCACCATAAGCAACAATTCTTGGTGGTTTCTTTTTAGATTTAGTTCTTATGTCAGCTAAACTCATTCAACCACCTCGACTTCAGTATCATCACCTTCAACAGCTTCTTTTAAAGCATTGCTGTAGTGCCTTCCAAGTATCTCTAACTTCTCAACTTCAAAGTTAGCGTTAGCAATCACATCTTGTCTTTGTTTATTAACAAGCGTAACTTTGTTATATAGAATCTTATTTTCATCTGATAAGTCTTCTACTTTGTATTCTTTACCATCTTCATCAAAGGTAAAAGTTAGTTCATTTTTTTCTTCAGACATTATTTTTCTCCCGTATTATTTTTAAAAGTTTCACAAATACTGCGTCCGTTACAGAATTTGCAGTGACCCCCAAATACATATTCAGGGTTTTCATCCATACAAGCATCCGCCCGTGGTTTCAGAAAATCGAATCCCCAGTTAGCAAGATTTTCTCCGGTGGTTTCCCATGTCTTAACCGCCCGTTCTTTCTTCACTCCTCTAGGTTGAACTATCGTTAGTTCCATAATTGTTTCAGCATTGCCATACCTGGTTAATGCACCCAGGCCATAGATCATTAGCTGTTTGTTATATTCCGGTGAGACTTGCCATTTACCAGATTTTAAATCTATTACACATATGCGACCTTCTGAAAGAATAATTGCATCAGCAGTACCCCATATGTTTTCGCTTATCTCTTCCATTGATACTTGCTCTTCAATCAGCAACTTACCATTGAGTTCTTTTGTTCTTGCCTCCACATAGTCTGTATAGATCTTTGCACAATCAATCATCTCCTGATCTATCTCTATCTCAAAGTCTTCAACCATCTCAACCTTGCCAAGCCAATAATCTTCTAAAGATATATCACCATCTAAGTGGCCTTTCATTAATATCTCAGACATTTGGTGAACCAAAGTTCCAGTCACGGCCGGGATGCTTGTGGTGTACGGAACTTGTGCCGCCAACTTAGGCATACCAGGACAGACAGTCCATTTGTCTGAAGCTGAAGGAGATAGTAGTGCGTGTTTACTAGGCATTGTTGGAAATGTAAGATTCTTTTTCTATTCTTTTAACATCATCAAGATCATACAAAATGGTGCCGGTTATTTTCCAATAACCAGGTCCAATACCTTTTGATCTTTTGTTGTCTATTGTTTTTTTGCTAACACCCCAGCGTTTGGATAGTTCGTCAGCATCTATAGTGTTATTGATGTCAAATTCTTTCAGATCTTTTATTTCCATAAATTTCCCTTTTCTCAGATTTCACCTATAATACCTCAATATTACTAATAATGGTAATATTTATATAAAAAATAAGGAGTATTTATGTCAATAGACAAAGCTACACCACAGGACTGGGATCAAGCAAGAGATCGCTTGGCTTCCAACAACCAGGTAGGTGGAGATCACTACAATAAGGGAACCAATATTGAGCCGATAGATTACATAGTCGCAAACAATATTGGTTGGTGTTTGGGGAATGTAATTAAACTTGTGACCAGAGATAAGCATGACAAGATTGAAGATCTTATGAAGGCCAAGCATTACATAGACCTAGAACTTGAAAAGGTTTACGGGTTAGATAGTGATGGTAATAAGATACCAGAGGAGCTATTAAAAAAATCCTTATAGGAGTAATAATGAACTTATCTGATTTTGATGATCCGGTATTAAATGAAAGGAATAACAATACACCTGTTTATATAAACAGATACATTGCTCGTTCTTTGATTGATGTAGCTGGATCAAAAAATAAAGATCCTCAAGCGTTAGCGGAGTATTTCCTACAAATAGGAATAAACTCCGTTAAGCATTACAAGGATCAAGAAGTTAAATTTGATATTGAAAGTCTTTAATTAAGATCTTTTAATATGTCTTTGATGTTTTTGATAGCATCATTGTTCTTCATGTGCTCATCATTAATTGTTAGTTGAGCCTGGTCTAAAGGTTTAGAAAAAACCACATTCCTGTGGGTTACAGAAACAAAAGCAAATACATCTATCTCATTGTCTTTATATTTTCTATGAGCAACTCTTTGGCCTTTACGCATATCAAAACGCCAGTTGCCTCTATGTTCTTCTATCTTTGATTGAGTTTTAACTTGGCACTTATACAGTTTTAAATTATGTTCAAAGATGATGTCTGCGGATGCGTTGTGGGGTACAACTGCTACTGTGTCACAAACTTGAGAGAGTATTGCTGCTGTGAGATATTCACCAAAACGACCAACTCGTTCTGTTGCTAGGGGCATTTTATTCTTCTAAATCAGTCCTTAGGGTTTCCCAGGTAATATTATTTTTTTGTAATAATTTTTTAATATATTTTGGTTGCCTATTAAAAGATGCTTTTTGAAATTCAATTTCATTAATTCTATTTTCTTTTATGTAGTCATTGGCCGCATCTCTTATTCCCTTTAAAGCAAGCCTTAGGTAATATCCTTTAGTTTCATTATCTAGGTTTAAATATTCCGGAGTATTTACAATTTTTGGAATTGTAGATTCAACCAATGGACCCATGTATTTTGCTCTGGTTTGATCTACTTTTTCATTTCCAGAATATGGCAAAATATCACGCATCTTAAAACCAAGTCTATCAAATTCTCTTTCAGCATCGTTTTTTTCTTCTCTTACTGTTATACCAGTTAGCTGTCTTGTTAATGGGCCTGGTAAATCTACATCAGTAAATGGAAGTTTTACTGTTTCAGGTCTTCCTGGTGTAGCTGCTCTTGTTGGAGACTCTACTTCCGGGAACCTTTCTCTTGCGATAGGAACACTCATTAGTAACTTATTTCCTAAGTCAGGCCAAAATTCACCGGTTATTTCCGGTCTTCTAAATTCTTGCTCTTGATCTAAGAAATCATTAAACATTCTAAAGGGTGTTGCAAAGCCACCAATAACATCTCCCACAAAATCAGACATATATCTATTAATTTTTTCTTGAGTATCTAAACCAGATAAGCCATTCAATAAATTATTTACAAATCCTAATGCAGCACCCGCTCTAAACTGTGCACCGGTTAATGCTTGTAATATATCTTTAGCATCACCCCAGTTTCTTCCTGATTCGAGTCTTGTAATTACATCAGCAACAAACATATAAGGAGTGAGCGGAAAATATGGACGCATATCAACTGTTTTTCCTGTAGAGGTTTGTAATTCATACCACTTTTGATCTTCTGGACCTTTTCTTTTTGCCTCAATTGTTGCAAGCAAGAGGGTTGTTCCAACTATTGCTTGGCTTATTGCGGAAGTATCTCCAGCAGCTATTTTTTTAATTTCATTTGGCCTTAATAACAAACCAAAACCAATTGGACTATGTTTAAATTGAAACTCTACTGCGTTAGCCATAAATCTTGCAAAAGGCAAAACTCCCGTTGTAATAAATGGTATTGAATTAGAAATTTCTACAAACTTTTTAAGAAATGTATTATCTGGAGTCTTGGCATAAGTAAAATACAAAGCATCATCTACCGCTTTTGACACATCATCAGCAGAAATATAATCTAATAGATCATCACCAATACCAATTTTGTTTATATCAATGCCTTTTTCTGCCAGAGTGTTTTGTATTGATGTTGCAAACATACCTCTTCGATAATAAAACTCCTGCATCCTGTTAAGGAAGTTAAGACCATCTACTGCTTTTTGTGCAGCTTTAAATACTTTTGCTTTAGATGAATCAGCAACCTCAGACGCATATTTGGTAAATAATTTATCTCCCTCATTCACATAATATTTGGTTAAAAATTCAGTTAAGTCTTTTGCCTTGGATTTATCTTTGGTTAGATTCATCATTAATCTAAAAGATTTGGTGTGATCTACTAATTGTTCTTTTGCTCCAAACGCCCTTCTTACTGGATTAAATGTTTGATTTAAAGCACCATCAAACGCTTGGACCAAAGTATTTAACATTACCCGGCCAATTTGTGCAGTATTATTACGCATGGCTGTAGCAATCTGACTAACTAATAAACCCCTTCTTATGTTGTCCAGGGATCTAATTATGTCTGAATAATTTTCAATAAAATTAGAATAAAAACCTTCTTGTTTTTCAATCTCACCAAGGTCTTGACCAACTTTTTTTAACGATTGTTTTATGACAGAAAGTTGCTGCATCCTTCTTGCCGAATCGGCAACGCTTTCCCTAAAGAAATCACTTAATTGATTTACAGTTAAATTGTTTCTTGACAAAACTTCGGCAAACTTATCTCTATAAATTTTGTTTTCGTTTGCCAATAAGATAGCTTCTTTTATTTGGTCTGATATTAAAACTTTTGGATTTCTTGGTATATCCAACTCATCCATAATTTGCGTTCCAACATCTATAACCTTTTGGTTTAAAGCAACTGTAGTATCTTGTTGAAAATCTGTAGTGCCAAGCATAGGTTCGTCTGTTTGCCTAATAGCTTGTTCATAAATTTCCATTGGAGGAGTTTCTTTTATTCGTGCTGGTGGTATTTTTTGTTCGTCTATTTCTTGCAAGACTTTTGCAACATCTTCATCGCTCATTCCCCTGGGATCTACACCATACTCATTAAGCAATTCTTTTTTTGCCTGTATTTCATTAACTTGTTGGTTGTAAAGATCCAATGCTAATTGATCGTCTGGATGTGTTTTATCTATAGCTATATCGTCATAAAAAGATTCAGCTTCTCCGGCAGTTGTTCCACGATCTCCTTCTATGGTCGCTCTCGGATAAAAACCATCTTCTTGCATACGAGCAATAACACCATCTGCACCAATTCCAGTAGTTCCAGGTTTGGCCCTGTAAGCTGGTGGTAATTGACCGCTCTTGCCTTCCAGTGCTTGTAAAAAATCACCCATATCTCCTGAGTCTTTTCCAATTGCTCCTTTAAGATATTGTCTGGCAGTTCTTAGTTTTGGCTTGGGCGGTATCTTTAAACTTTCTGGAAGTGCATTGCTTTTGGTTTTTGGTTTCGGAGCCTCTATTTTTGGTTGTTGCAATTTAATTTCTTCAACTATTTCACTTGCAAATATTTTTGCATCATCAAGAGTGTTGAAATCTCTTTCGATAATTACATCTTCTTTTTTATTAATAAGATCTTCTTCAGATAATTTATTTGCTCTTGCTATATTAAATAGATCTTGTTCATCATAGGCATCTTTTAAAGAAAGATTTTGAACCAAGTTAAATCTAGGCTCACCAGTTTGGCCATCATCAATTTTAATTATTTTTAATTTTGGATAAGAAACATCTGGAGCATCAACATTGTAAACTTCTTTAATAAATCCTTGCGGATCATTTATGACTAGCTCTCCCAAAGTTCCAGGCTTTATGTTTATTTCTTTTGGCTTTGTGTCAATCTTAATATCTTGGAGTTTACCGGCTCTATAATCTTTATATTGCTCCTGGTATTTAACATTTTTTTCTATTTGTTTTGCTCTTTTAACTGGATCTTGCGTTTCTATTGGATCCGCCCAAGGATCATATGTTTCAGCTTGTCTTGCTTTTTGTGGATCCAACCCTAGATCAACAAGTTCTTTATCTACACTATCTTCAAATTGAACAACTTTTTTACCTTTAAATCTTCCTGATACAGCACCAGCAGATCCACCCAAAGTGCCGCCTAATACAGATCCCAAAGATGCTGCTTTAGCTGATTGCCCAAAATCAAATCCTTCTTGTTGACCAGATTGTATTCTTGCTGATTGACGCAAAGCATCATCGGCAACTGTATAAGTTGCACCTTCCAATGCACCAATAGTTCCACCAACTTTCAAACCAGATTTAACCATTTCTCTTATAGATCTTTTGGCGGCCGCTTTTGCTGTTTGTCTTGCGGCTAATCCAGCACCAAAAGTTCCTATGCCAACATAGGTGCTGGGATCTAAAAGCACACCTGCGGCAAATCTACCTGTACCAGCTAAACTAACTTTCTTTTGATCGTATTTATCCATCAAAGTTACAAAATCAATTTTTTGTTGATCTGTTGCATCATGGTATAAATCTGCAGCTTCTTTACTCATTTTAGGTATGTTGTAATTAAACCATCCCATGTATCTAAGAGCGTAATCAGCATACTGTTCGTCTGAGTTTAATTTTTTTGGTTCTTTGTTTTTAAAACCAAAAGTTCTACCCTCATTCCATTCATAAATGCTTTTTGCGGCTTTAATAAATTCAGGATCTTTTCTTAATTCTGCTTCCGGGATATCGCCAAAGAAAGATGTTCCTTCTTGAGTTGGTTCGGGCAAAACAAAACCAGCAGTTTCTGGTGTTGGTGTTGGTTTTGGTAATACAAATCCGCTTTTTGTATTTTCTGATTCTTTTTTAGACGGAGGCGGAACTATGAATTCGGCCATGTTTTATCCCTCGGCTATAATACCCTGAGATATTAAATTTTTTATAACTTCTTCTCTAGTTAATTGTGGGTTTAAATTTTTAGCATTGCTAATAATGTTATCTGCTGAATCTCCTTTATATATACCGCTTGTTACAGTATATGTTTTGGATACAGGTGGAGGAGTTGCGGTGCTGCCATTTATTTGTTTGGCAAGAGCTTCCATAAACGGATTTATGCCTCCGCCTTTAATGTAGTTGTCATAAATATTTTTTTCATATGGAGTTAATTTTGTTACATCTCCATCAACTATTTGTAATTTTTGTAAAACTTTAGCCTCTTCCATTTTAACCATTTCATTCGGGGTTAATTTTTTCTCAGGCTTTTGTGTTTCTAGGAACAAGGCAGCTTTCTCTCTTAGACTTAAAGCCTTTAATAATCTCTTTTGACTTTCGGGCAAGTTAGACTCGTCAATCGCTTTGTTGATCTCAGCCTCACTCTGTGCGGTTGCTTGTTTTAATTCTTTTGTTTCTTGCATCTGCGATGCAACTTGTAATCTTCTAGGATCACCGGATAGTCTTGCGGTTTCTATGTTAAGAATGTCTGCTAGTTTTTGAAATGAATTTGCCATAATTAAGGACCAATTAAATAATCTATTCCTGCACTTCCGGTGCCTGTACTTGCTCCGCTAAATTTGGGTATTGATGCACCCTGAAAAGCACTTTGCATAAATGGAGAACCAAGAATGTTCATTGCAGTTGTTACGCCTTCTATACCAGATGGTTGATAACCAGATGTTTGACCAAATTGAGGTTGACCACTAAGACCTTGAGCCAATAAACCAAGTTGTTGTTTTGGATAATCCAATGCCCTGCCAAATTCTTGGTAAGGAACATCCAACGCTCTTTGTTGTAAGAGTTGTTGTTGGCCACCGATACCACCAAGTAATCCAAGGCTTCTGTATTGTTCGCCTAAGAGTTGTTGTTGGATACCAGCCTGGAATTGTCTGTCTCGCATCTGTCTTTCAATGTCTGATTCTGCGGCCCTTTGTGCCTGTTCAAAACCAGCTTGTCGTAATGCGGCTGAAGTTCTTGCTTGTTGTTCTATATAAGGTCTGGTTGCTTCAGTTTCAAGTAAAGCAGATCGAGAACCACCAAATGCACCAGCTTTAATTGCTCTTGATTGTGCTAATTGCTGTGCAATATCAGATTGTCTCTGAATATCAGCCATGGTTTGATCGATCACTTGTTGTTGATAAGGTGATTGATATGCACCAATATCTGCTTGTAATAAACCTGGTGTTGGCTGTTGACCTAATTGACTAAGTGTTCCAAGCGGATCGTATTGTTGACCAGCTTCAAACATACCACGGGTAGCTTGAAAGGCTCTAAGTTGATCCGGAGAAAATCCAGCAACTCTTTTGCCTGTGTAAGGTACAAATGGTTGTGCGGCTATGCCTTTAGATCTTGAATAAAGATCTTCATACATGGCTTGTTGAGCCGGATCTATTTGTGTAGTTTGCTTTCCTGTTTCGGGATCAAATGCAGATTTAGCTGCTGCACCTGCACCAACTACTGCTGCTATTGTTAATGGATCTGCCATATATTTATCCTATAATTCTTTGCTTATCATGTATTCTTGTTTAAATCCAAGATGTTTAACCTTTCTTAACCAACCTTTACGACCACTTCCGGTAATTTTATCTATACCTATTTCTCTTGCGTAGTTTTCTATACTTTTATAAATTTCTTCCACTTCTTCATATTTACCAGCTATGCAGAGAATGTGTAATACTTTCTTGTTAGGAAAAACTACAAATTCTGTAACAATAGCTGTTTGTTTTCCTGGCCATAACAAGGCTATTCCATTCCCTATTTTAGCTTCTACATCGTCAATTGTATAGGAGTCTTGGTATTCTATAGCTTTTTCAATTAAAGGCTTACAGCGTTCCCATTGAACTTCCCATTCTTCGGGTTCTTTTTTAATGGGTGTGACTTTATTAATCGCCTTTTCCATATTCAACGATACTCATAATTACACTTAATTTGTTTGCATGAGAAGCTGTGCAATTTATAATTTCTCCTGCTGTTAATATTAAACTTCTCGTTAATAATTCAACTGTATTATGTGCGCCTATATTGTATTGTGACCATAGCGTATGCACCACAGAGTCATCACTTGTCATGGTTAAAGTAAAATCTGTTTGTTGACCGCCATCCTCTGTTACTAAAATTGATTCAATAATTGCAAAGTCAAAATCACCACCGCTAGGTGCTGTATAAATTAAAGTCGCACTTGTTGTTGTTAAATCAACTGTTGCATTAACGGCCCTTTGTATGTACTGTCTTTGTGAGGATAAATCCATTATCTTTTACCCCTTGGTCTAATGTTTAATCTAATTTTTCCTACTTGAAAGTCTTGTGTGGTACTGCCTGTAACTGTCAATGAGACTTGTCGTGCAGTAAACCTAGCATCGGTATAACCATCACTTTCAAAAGTAAAACTGCCAAAGTCGGTTTCTGCACCGAGTGGAGTAAATTTACCTTTGAAACTAAGGGTGACACCTGGAAGCGTGTTAGCCTCTTCGTCTGGAATGATTTGATTGCATTGGACATAATTGTCACCATTGCCTATTTCGATAGGCCCAGAGGTCGCATATGGAACAGCAGAGCCTAAGTTAGGTGAGTTACCTAATACAGTTGATTCGTGCTGATACACAAACCCAGCGTTATCTGCTGAAGTTGGGAAATCAAAGACACCTTGGTCAACCCAACAACCTCTGTCTAGTTCACCAATAGACCAAACATTTTCACCATAGTTCCAAATCACATATTTGTTTGGTGCGTATTGTAATTCACCGCTTGGGAATCCCCACCATATTTCATTGAAGTTAGAGTTGTGTCCACCCCAACAAGCCTTTCTACCTGGTACATTGAGTAAATCGTAAACATAATCATGCACTTCGCATGGTATTTCTCTAACAGTACCATCGTAAACAAAGAAAGAGTTTTCACCCATCCATGCTAGGAAGTTACCAGTAGAAACAATGGATCTTCTGCTGACTGCTTTACAGTTAGTTCCAGCATCAGCAATACCATAAACAAAGGGTGAACCTGCATAGAACATTCTGCTGATACCTGTATCACTAAAGATAATAATGTCATTACCAAATGATGCTGCCATGATAGCTCTACCACCTGTAGGGATTTGTAAATCACCTGCGGTGTTAGTAGCTTTAGATGTCCAGTTGGTATTATCCTCTCTGTTTGACCATTGAATCCTTCTTGGATCTCCGCCTGAACCAATGGCTACCAAGTGTCTTTCGTTGGTAACGATAATGGCTTGACACCCTGTGGGTGCGTTAGATACGACTGTGGCTATGGTATCAGGTGATCCACCTGCTGAATCTGGTCGCCATTGGTAAATCTTACCATCGCCAGAAAAACAGAAGTTTAAATGTTCACCCCAGTTGTCAAAAGAAAAATGACCTGTATCTAAAGGTAAACCTGATTCTGAACGAGCATCACCATAATCTTCAACATTGTAATGGTATGCACCAAAACCAAGAGGGTCATTACTTTCATCATTAACAAAACCGACTGGTGTGATATCAGTCCAAGTGTTGTCGTATAAAACATACACCTTTTCTCTTGTACCAACTGCTAATACTGGTTGGCCCAAGTTATCGTTATAGGCGTACATCCCAATGGGTGCGCCATCTAGTGCTGTAGCTCTAAGTTTTGTCCAGCCACCTATAGGTTTGAGGTAGCCATTTTCAAAGCGAACTAAATTCCCGTCAACCCAACGACCTTTGTTGCCATAATCAGTTCCGTTCTTGACTATGCCTGCGGGTGGAGTAATTGGGAATAATGCCATTCACTTAGTTCGCTGCAATATATGCTTTACCAGTCGCAATCGCTGAAGTGTAAGATGATTTATCTTCTGAGCTTCCTGCTACATCTGGCTCTGTATAATTCAAGATTATTTCTAAATGGTCAACATTACGCTGAACCATATTATTTATTTCATTTTGGCTATAACTACTTGGCACATAATTTGAATCACTGTTGTTTGCATTTATATCATTAATAAGTGTTACTGAATCATCTGCTGATGCTAAGACTTCTGCTACAGTTTGAGTCATATTCATTCTCCTTTAAGAATATTAATTTCGTTATGTAGGCTATCAACTTTAGCTGATAACTCTTTTACAGCGTTTACAAGATGCCAAGTAATATTATCAGGATTTACAGTTAAACATCCTGTCGACTCTTCTTTAACAACCTCAGGTAATATTTCTTGAATTTCTTGGGCTATAACACCTAATTGCTGTCCTTGTTTATTAATTGCTGTATGAGATGGTAAACCTTCTATTTCATCTTTTAACTTATATTCAAAGTTTTTAACTTGAATTTGATTTATTTTTTCTAAACCAACACTGTTTTCTACAATGTTTTTCTTAATTCTTCTGTCAGAAGTTGTAGACCATGAAGATGAATTGGCTTCATTGTAAGCTCCACTTGAGCCACCTATAAAAGCAGTAAAATTACCTTTTCCTGTTATGTTGTAACCTATAACTATTTCACCATTAACACCACCACTTGATGCTGTTGTTAATCTTCCACCATAAAAACTTTCAACCCCAGTCGTTAAACTTTGACCAGCTTGTGTACCAATAGCAGTGTTTGAACTGCCTGAAGTTACCGCATCAAAAGCCTCATAACCTATAGCCGCATTAAAACTTCCAGTTGTAATAGCTCCAAGTGAGTTATAACCTAATCCAGAATTTCCATCCCCTGAAGTAATCGCATCTATTACTCCATAACCTACACCTGTATTTTGATTTGCATTACTAAGGGTTCCTGTTGTTTGATGTCCTAAAATTAAAGAATTGGTAAAATTTGTTCCACCGCTCTTAGCATCAGATAAGCCATTAATGTCTGTAGCACCACCACTTGCATCTTCCCAAGCTACTCCACTTCCTGTTGAAGTAAGAACTTGTCCGTCTGTTCCTTGACCACCAGCTACTTTAAAGTTATCTCCGTCAATAATGGCTGCATCAACCAAGCCTGTAAATGTACCAGTAGTAAAAGTACCTGCTGCTGGAGTTGTGCCACCAATGACAGAGCTATCAATGACTGCTCCGTCTAAGTTAATTGCTACCGATGTACCAGTAGCACTAAAGATTGCATCTAGGTCATCTAAGTCATTGTTTAATTTAGTTCCCCAGGTATCGGTGGATGCACCAACCTCTGGTTTGGTAAGGTTTAAATTAGTAGTAAATGTATCTGCCATAAAAAAATTCCTTTAAGCTGCTTCTTGTTTGCCTAATGTTGTCCAGTCTGAAGGTGGTACAGATTCTTCTGTCCATGTACCGCTAGGTGCAGTTTGATCTGTCCATGTCTCTGCTGGAACTATAATGTCATTCCATTTTAAACCACCAACAGCAGAAAAACCACTTGTTTGTTGAATGGTTGCTGAACCACGATCAATTTGTCTACCAGTCGCCTCAAAATCTGAGACTGCTGGTAAAGTTGCATTTGCACTGATGGTGAATCGACCTGTAGCAGTCATATCAGAGATAGCTGCTATAGAAGAAACACCACGATCTATTTGTCTGCCTAGGGCCGTCATACCAGATGTTTCTGGTAATGTTGAAGATCCTAATTTAATTAAGACCCCAGCAGATGTCATATCACTGGTTGATGATATGGTTGCAACACCCCTATCAATTTGCGTACCTACTGCACTAAAGTCTGATATCGCAGCAATGGTTGCAACACCTCTGTTTATTTGTCTACCTGTTGCAGACATTCCAGATGTCTCAGCTATAGTCGCTGATCCACGATCTATTTGTCTGCCTGTAGCTGAACCGCTTGAAACTGCTGATATAACTGATGCACCAAACTTGAGGACTACGCCATCACCAGTAAAGTTTGATGTTTGTGCAAGGGTGGATGACCCTAATTTAATAACTGTGCTAACAGCATCAAAGTCAGATACGCCTGGTATAACAGATGCACCATAGCGTATAACTGATGCTTCAGCAGTAAAGCCTGATGTTTGGGCGGATGTAGCTACACCAAAATGATAAACGGGAGTTCCATAGTCGGACTTCCCGTATGTGTATAACCCGTAGCCTACTGAGGCCATGGTATTAAGCTAATGTGATGTCTAAATCACCAGCATCAAATCTGAATACATCTCCTGTTGATACAGTTTTTGAGGTAGTTAAATCTGCATATGCAAGTAAATTACCACCAGATGAAGCATCTAAAATACCAACTGCAACCACTGTTCCGTAATCGGCTGTAGCTGTTGGGTATTCGATTGCAGCAGAGTTTGTTGCTGTTGTGGGGGATGTGCCTGAGACAGTAAAAGTTCCAGTTTGTCTTACATAAGAACCGCCTGTTACTTCAGTACCGCCACCAGTATCGTCAGGTGCTACTGTATACAAAGCAACATACAATGTTGCAGGTGCTGTATAAGCAGTACCGCCAAATACATGGTCAAGTACCTTGTCTTCTAAATAATCACTAAATCCAGCCATTTTCTATACTCCTAGTTATTACCAAAATAATAAATGTCTTTTCTGCGTTTGCCATATGTTCTTCTTCTTTGCATTAAAGAACCTTTTGCAAACTCAGCTTTTTCTTGCTCTAGTCTCATTTCTTCTAAAGCCTTCTCGAACTGTGCTGTAAATAGTGGCACTCGTTCATCTTCCATTAAATAGATAGAAGCGTGTTTTAGTGATCCGTAAAGGTAAGCATCTGGATATCCTGTGGATAAAAAGTTACTCGTATTAGAATCGCTTAACGCATCTATCTTTCCGTAGTAGGTTAATTGTACTGTATAACTTCCGTCTGGGGTAGGTG